ATATGCTGATATTCTTTTTTTGAGATCTTAATCCTCTGAAAAAAGAGTCACGTTAAGCGGAGGTCGAATTTTATTTCTTTTTTCGCAAGATTAAATTCCACCCCTCATTCGGTTCAGTATTTTTTCCGAATGGCGCTACGTTTCTTATTTTTTCAGTAATAGAGGTGTAAGGTTAATCTCATTAGCGGGAATGGATTTTATTCCTAACTTGTCAAGAATATCCCCGCCATTAATGAAGCTGAACAACTGGTGTGCCGACTGGTTATTCAGCTTTTTTCTGTTATATGAGTTGATATGACTCATCATAAGATTGATATCATCCTGAGTTAAGTTATCAAAAGAGGTTTTCTTCGGAAGCACACGACGAATCATCTCATGTGTAACTTCACAACCACCTTTTTGATCAGAACGCTGTGGATCACAATAAAAGATATGTGTTCTGCGACCATTGCCCTTATTAAATTCGATTGCCAGCGGGTTAGTAAATTCACTTCCTCTGTCGGTCAAAATCACCTGGAAGAGGCTAGTGAATACTTCATGTCCTAACTGTTCATACAACCAGTCAAATATTTCTGTAACTGACTTGGCGGTATTGTTATCACGGATAAAAGCAAGCATTAAACTACTATTTCTAAAGTATATGGTCAACAAGACTTTACCGCCTTTGCGACCTTCTACTGAATCCATTTCCACTACCGGAATATCAGGATTCGCAGCAAGATAAGCTTCAAAATCCTCGTAAGTGCGTCCTACATGACACTGCTTGTCTACTCTTACAGGCTTCTTATGTGAGCGGGTACGATAACGGACCTTTCTCGGAAGATCAACGTTATCTACAGATAAAAGCCCTGCATCAATGTAGTTATAAATAGTCTTTTCATCAAGCATGATATCATCTGCATTATTGACACATATCATGTGAATAGACTGGCCTAACTTAACAAGCGGTGAAACAATAGCATCTACACGCTTTAATTCTTCCGGTGTAATTGCTATTCCTTGACGACTTTCTGAGCGAGTAGTCTCATAATTCTTCTGAGCTGATTTGGCAGAATAAATATGCTTCTCCAGCTTACAGGATTGCCGTTGGATACAGCCGTTGCAAACGTATGGTGGTTTCTTCAGTTTGTTACAAACCAATACCTCAAACTGCTTGCAATGCTCGTAGCACTTTACACGAGGACATCTCTTGCAGCTTTTTGAATACTGTAGTTTGCACTTTGAACATGCTGTTCCGTATTCATCACAGGTACTTCGCTTGCTGCAGGGATTGAAGGAATCTTTACGTACAGTCTGACTATGGAGTCTGACTTCTTTTGAGATAGTAGAAGGGTCCTTGCCAAGTTCCCTACCTATCTCAGTAAATGAAGCTCGTTCTCTTATGCGAACTTCTATTGTGGCTCTTTCATCAAGAACCAGATGTGCATTCTTAGCCATGGTATTCTCCTTGGATAACGCCATCCGGACTCTATTGCTGAGCCACAACTATAACTAGATATCAAGAGGTTTGCAACACTAACTTCTAGGATATATTTTGCAATACTAAGTTCCAGTTTTTGGGTGAATGGACTGGAATTTAATTTTCCAATTCACCAGATTATTATGTTTTGGTAATAGAACTTTTAAGTATTTGATTCAAGTGTCGGAGTAATAAAAGAGTTACGAAATAAAGTAAAAGCAAATTAGGAGGAATTGATATGATGCCATATGAAGTAGGAAAGACGTTTATTATTATTAGAAATGTTAATTTTGTTTTGAAAAAGGGTGAACTGTGTTTAGTGGTTGGAGAAAATGGTTCGGGTAAAAGTACATTTTTGAAATTGTTATCAGGATATTATATGAATTACACTGGAAAAATTTTGGTTAATGATATCGATTTTAAAGATTTGGATATAGAAAATTATCGAAGCAAGGTTAGTATCTTATTACAAGATTTTACACGGTATGAAATGACAATTGACGAAAACATTAGGATGGGTGTACTTAATGAAGAAATTTCTAATGATAAAATTCAAAAAGTTATGTTTGATGTTGCGCTTGATAGTTCATTAACTGCTAATAACAATCAGCAGTTAGGATATTGGTTTCAAAATGGAACTCAACTATCAGGAGGGCAGTGGCTTAAAATTGCTCTTTGTAGGACATTTTTAAGGCCAGCAGATATAGTAATGTTCGACGAACCCAATGCAGCATTAGATCCAATATCTTCAAAGCGAATTATGGAAATGATAGAAGAAAAAACTCAAAATAAAATATGTATTATTTCAATTCATCATCTTGCAAATTTAAATTTAATTGGGAAAAAAATATGTGTATTTAAAGATGGAGAAATTGTTTTGCAAGGGATTTATCAAGAGTTAAGTGACGAACTAGAGAAATATGGGTTAAACCCTGAAAAAAATTAGATAAAAGAGAGGTAAAATAAATGATAGGAACTAAAGAAGTTATGGAAAATGAAAAAAACTTAAAATCAATAATAGAGTTTTATTTAAATGGTGTAGAAAAGTATCTAGCATATGATACTGTGTCTGATAGCCTACATTCAATATTGCTTTTGGCAGAGCTTTATAATAATTTAGAAAATACTAAAAAATGGGATAAGATAATATATTTGAAATGGAACAATATTCAAGAAAAAAGTAAAGGCAATGGGAATTCTTTTTTTGCAAGAATGGGTTTTTTCAATGGGTTGGCAGAAATATGCTTTATAGCAGATATTTTAAATAGTTCTACGGGAAATTATCAAAAATTAGTATATAAATTACGAACTGCTTTTATAAATACAATCCCTTCATATGTTCATATGTTGTATGAACATATGAAGGAGATGAAATGTCCTGATTATGACTGTATTAATGGTGCATCAGGAGTTATTCGTTACTTACTAGATTGTCCGCATGATCAAGCAAAGGATATGGCAAAACTATTGGTTCAATATTTGGTTGATGTTACTAATAGAAAAGGTGAATATCCTGCATGGTATATTAAGAATTACAATTTACCAAGTGAAGAGGATAGAATACTATATGCATCAGGGGCGATTAATTTTAGTTTGTCACATGGTGTATCAGGTATATTGGCTATTTTAATAATGGCATTACAAAAGGGAATTTGTGTATCAGGGCAAAAAAGTGCAATCGAAATATTAGCTCACAAATATATTCTTGAGTATAAAGTAGTCGAGAATAATATTCCATATTGGCCAGGAATGCTATCATATGAAAAATTTAAAAAAAGAGAAATAGATGATTTATCAAGACGAATGAGTTGGTGTTATGGTTCAATAGGAATTTTACGTTCATTACAACTTTACGAGCAAGCTTTTCCGGATTATAGGTTGAAAAGAGAAATTGAAGATGCGGTTATATTTTTATCAAAAATTCCGTGCGAGGAGTATTTGTTTGATTCGCCGACAATATGTCATGGATATGCAGGAATGTTAGTTGTTTTGAACGTTATTAACCAGGAGGTTAAGTCCGATGTAATACAAAAGCGTGTACTAGAATTGGTGGATATATTAAATAATTTCTTTAGTGAAAAAAATAGATTTGGTTTTCAAAATATTGACTTTGTATCTTCGGAAGAAGGGATATTAAAAAATGTAACGGAAGATCTTTCTTTTTTGACGGGAAGTACAGGAGTGATATTAAGTATGCTATCTGTAGTAAGAGGAGAAACAACATTTGAAAAACATTTATTAATAAAATAATTTTGATATTGTATAAAGTATAAAAGATGAATAATAATATTTTTCTGTTTCTTACAAATAAGGTCTTTCACGTGTCGCCATTAGTATTGATTACAGGAAATATCATTCTGGTATTTCTGATTAGTACTGTTACTGCCAGAAAAAGCATAAAGCTGAGGTGTATGTTTACCATACTGATCTGTTCTGTATGGATGCTGGTTGAGGTTCTGTGTGCAATGGTACTGACGGTAGCCGGAGCGCAAAACGCTACCCTTTCAGATGCCGGCAATGTCATCTCCATGCTCTGCATGCTTCTGCTTTCCGTCCTGATCAGCCACTATATGAAAGTCAAAAACAGTCCTGAGATCTCCCTCAGGTATTTTCTTGTCATCCTGCTGGTTCCGGCAAGCAGCATATATATCATGCACAACATATTTATCATTGCAGCAGTATATGATGAATTCTCCAAATTTTCTGTTTTTTCCAGTCTCATGCTTCTCCTTGTCAATTACGTGGTTTTTGAGATATATGACTGGATGAGCCGGGATGCAATGGTCAGGGAGCAGAACCGCCTCTACGGACAACAGCTTGAACTATGTAGCCGGCAGGCAGAGGAACGGGAAAGTCTTTATCTTGAAATAAGGCGTCTCCGTCATGACATGAAGAATTATCTTTCCTGCCTTCTGGGTGCAGTGCAGACAGGTGAAAAGAAGGAAGCGGAGATGCTTATACAGGAAATGCTGAATGACGGAATCAGCAACAGAACTTCGGAAGTTTCCCGCAGCGGTAACATTGTGGTGGATTCGCTGGTCAACTATAAACATGACCTTGCCGAAAAAGAAGGGATTATGTTTGAAGCCAATGTATTCATTCCTGTGTCCCTGCCATTCCAAAGCGGACACCTTGCAGTTATTTTGGGGAATCTGCTGGACAATGCTCTGGAGGCATGCCGGGGAGTACCGGAAGTACAGCGGTACATAAAGCTGGATATATCCTATGTAAAGGAAATGCTTCAGATATGCATACGCAACAGTTATCATGCAACACATAGAAAAGACAGTTCCGGCAGATATCTTACCACAAAGAAGGACACGCTGGATCACGGCATCGGGCTGTCATCCGTAGAACAGGCAGTATCCTGTTATCACGGCGAGATGACTGCTGAAGGAACAGGGAACGAGTTCCGGGTGTCAGTGGTAATGTATGGCTCTGACGGGGAAAATGACGAGTTGTGTCGTATTTTCAACATACAATAATGTAGAATGCAAAAATATACTATACTTACACCTATCAGATCAAAGAGGGAGGTGTCATTTTATGACAAAGAAAGCAAGTAATGCAGTAGCAAAAGTTTTAGAGAAAGTTGCAAGTAAATCAGTAAAGATGGCGGCAGACAGCAGGTGTATGTATATTTATCATCAGCCGAAACAGCCTGCCGGGGTCAAAGAATTTCGCAATAAATAAGTCATTTATAAAGTGCGAAGTGAGAATGCAGTCATAGACATGGGAATGATTCATGGCTTGGCTGCATTTTTTATGTATAGCTGAAAAAAGATTCCTTGAATACACTTCCTGAAGCAGATAAGACATTACGAGGGGAGAAACAGTCTGTTGGTGGGAAGGAAGTTATGGATAAATTCTGCTTATTTTTCGGAAAAGGCAAAAAATAAAAGAATAGGAAGTACACAGACCGCTACTTGGCGTGCAGTTTTATCGGAAAGGGTAATGACTGCACGCTTATTTTTTACCCTTTCTGCTGTTAAAGACGTAGCAGAACTTCATAACAAGAGTCCACCAGATGTCCTTCATTTCAAGAAAAATCACGAAATGGAGGACATTTTTATGTCAGAATGGAGAAAAATCCGAATACAGGACTATTACAAAGAAGCTGTAGGAGAGGAAGAATATACCTATGTCACCCCGGAGGTTTATGAGATACTGGCGAACACTTTCAGAAAAGAAGCGCATGCAGAGCAGATGCGGGATTTGAGGAACAGAACCGCAGAAGGATATACGGAAGGCGATACGGAGGACTTACTAATGGAATCCCCGGAGTCATTGGAAGATATGGTCATCCGGCAGATGGAAATAGAAACCTTACAAAAAGCGATGCAGACACTTTCGGAAATCCAAAGAGAGCGCCTGCATCTTTATTTTTTTGAAGGGATGACTACGAGGGAGATTGCCGACAGACAGGGAACAAATCAGAATGCAGTGTGGAAATCCATACAGAGTGGTGTAGCAGTTTTGCGTCGTTTTTTCTAAGCGGAAATTATTTCCCAATGTGCTAAGTGTGTTATGTTTACAAATCATTTTATGGTACAAAATGGGGAGCCTCACAGATTGGAGGCTCCCCGTTTAATGCAGGAAAGAACCATAGTTCTGCCTGTCATCAATAATATAATCAATTTTTACACAGTTTTCTTCTTCCTTTATCTGGAAAACGAACCAGAGATGCGGCCAGAAATTCAGGACACGGTATCTGGCAGGAATATATTTCAGTCTGGCACAGCCGATGAGCGGCTGGTTTTCCAGATAAGAGATTTTCTCATCATAGGAATCCAGCAGGCGCATGGCACATTCCAGTCCGTTGTCCGCATGACAGCGGTCAATATAGTCTTCAAGTACGGCGTTAGCCGCAGGGGAAACATCTACTTTATACATGGGCAGCTTTCTCCTTTAAACGGCTGCGTAAGTTTTCGCTGACGGTACGCGCAGGAATATCCGCAATACCGGCACGCCGCTGTTCCTCGACTTCAATCAGCTTTTCACGAAGTTCAAGCTGTTTTTCTCTCTGGTCATACGCTGTGATATCCATAACCACCAGATCGCCTTCCCCATTTTTGGTCAGGAATACCGGCTCACCGGTCTGTTTGCAAAGATTGGCTATTTCTGAATAATTCTGCCGGATTGCAGCAGAAGGTTTAATCAATGTCTGCATGGTCAAAACTCCTTTCATAGTAAAATTCTGAATCAATTCTAATCTTATTATACAATAAATGGCAGAAAAAAATACAGCAGAAAAGAAAAAAATATTTTTTTTTTAATTTTTAGGGTGGTCAAAATGCGTTTTTGTGTGAGTACCTTATGAGAGGAATTATTTTCGAACAGATGGTCTCTTTCGGGAACGCCTCTCATGGTACATTGACAAACGCCGGAGAGGAGCTTCCAGAAGGAAACTTAAACCGAGAGCAGCGGCATATCACGAGTGAGCTGCCAGCCATATCCAACAATCTGGATACATTAGCCATTCCAAGAGCCGTTACCGGGGCGCAATGACAGTCCTGCGGCAACAGGGCAAGAAAGGGCTGACAGTTCTGACTGTCAGCATCCGCTGCCGTGTATGTCGTGAAAAAGATCGCATCTAAGGATTCGAGCGGGAAAGCCGGGGAACAGCCCATCCGTGGCGGGTGGGTGCGAAGACGGGAATGAGCCTATAATGATACTCCTTGAGATAGCCAGCACGCAGTGGTGGAGGTGAGATGCCAGTGATGTCTGCCTGCCGATTGGCAGAAGCCAGCAGACAGTTCAGATTGTTGCCTAAGGGTGTACCGGGACAGAGAGAACGCAGGAAATTCTTTTCATGCTCCTCTGTTTTTGCGGCACATCCGGCTCCGGGGAGTAGTGTCGAATAGGAGCAGTCATTTCATAATAAATGAGATGAAGGACAAAAATAAGGCTTAATAACAGAATTCATGCGGTGGAGGTTACGGCTTCCACCGTATTCTTGTGGGATTAAGCACAGATGAATATGAAAAATGCCGCAAATGTGGCAGGGAAAGGAAGGATATGGATATGAAGAAAGAAGATATGAAACAGGTAGAGAAGGTCTTGGATACGGAGCTGGTTGGCTATGCGTTTCTCTATCCGAGTGGTAGTGGAGCAAGAAAAGAGTACATGATTTCCACAACGCCGGAGAATCTGGCAAACTTTTTAGGAAGCCATTTCATGGATGCAGAAAAGATGATTGTCACAGATATGTGCGACAGACTGATTCTGGATACCTTTGGCGGTTTTATTAATAACTGTCCGAATCAGAAACTCTGCGGAGAGATTGTGGCAAAACTGGCTCCCATTCAGATGGGCGAGGCAGAGACCGGAGAAGTCATCATGGTAGACCGCAATGTGGCAGATGCTTTCTTTGCTACAGAGGATGAGGCAGTAACAATGGCAGAATGTGCCATGATGTAGGAAAAGTGTTTGTAGCTGAGATTTTAAGCTTAGTATTCGTGAAATGGAGGAATGGAAGATGCGGGTATTAGTTGGAATAGGGATTGCAGCAACCGTAGTTGTGATTGGAACACTGGTGCTTTTTGCAATGGCGGTAAATATAGCAGGAAGCTATCAGAGGGATTGAGGAAGGAGTATGACGGTATGGGGAATATGCAGCAGGGAGCCAATGAGGTCATGTATAAGATTGCTTCACATCTGCTTTCAAAGATGCAGGAAAGCGGTCTGATAAGCGAGGAAGAAAGAGAAAAAATCAATGTTTTGAACATAGAAACCTTTTCTCCGGAACTTGCCAAAGTATATCTGTAATAATGCTAGATATATTTTGGTTAGTGTGGTAGTGTATGTAGCTGACAAGGGCAAAAACCCTTGAAAAATAAGGAAAGGAGAGACAGATATGGCAAAAAAGATAACGGTCATTCCGTCAGTTTCCGAGAGTCTACATACACAGATGAAACCGAGAATCCGGGTATGCGGATATGCCAGAGTGAGTACGGCCAGTATGGCACAGGCAGATTCCTATGCCGCACAGGTGGGATATTACACGGAAAAGATACAGAGCAATCCCTTATGGGAATTTGCCGGGGTATATGCAGACGAAGGAATCACGGGAACCAAGGCGAAAGGCAGATACGATTTTAATGAAATGATAGCTGCCTGTGAAGACGGCGATATCGACCTGATTCTGACCAAATCCATCACGAGGTTTGCAAGGAACACGGTGGATTGCATCCAGACCATACGAAAGCTGAAAGCCATCGGTGTGGGGATTACCTTTGAAAAAGAGAATATCAACACACTGGAAGAAAAGAGCGAGCTTCTGCTCACCATCATGGCATCCGTGGCGCAGGGAGAATCCGAAGATTTTTCAGGAAACAACCGCTGGGCGGTTATCAGCCGGTTTGAGAAAGGAACCTTTATTGTCGGCACACCGGCATACGGATACCGGAAGGATGAGGATGGGAACCTGATGATCGAAGAAAAAGAAGCGGAAGTGGTAAGGCTCATTTTTGAATCCTATCTAAACGGTACCGGAACATACCTCATCAGTAAAATGCTGAATGAGCAGAATATCCCGACCATACGTGAGAGCGAGCAGTGGCAGGACAGCGTGATTAAGGAAATCCTGAAGAATCCGGTGTATGAGGGAGATGCCCTGCGGCAGAGGACATACACAGAAAAGCAGTTCCCGTTTGTCCGAAGGGGAAATACCGGGCAGATGCCAATGTATCTGACAAGGGATGCCCATCCGGCGATTGTCACCCACGAAGAAGCGGAGGCGGTAAAAAGCATCATGGAGTACCGGAGCAGGACCCTTCATATGGGAGGAGAGAAGTGCCAAAACAGATACTTATTCAGCAGCAGAATCATCTGCGGGGAATGCGGAAGCCATTTCCGTAGACAGAAGATATACATCGGAAAGCCTTATGAAAAGATTATCTGGACCTGCCACCGTCATGTGGAGGATAAGGAGAGCTGTCAGATGAAGGCAATCCGGGAAGATATGCTGCAGCAGGCATTTATCACCATGTGGAACAAGCTGTACACCAATCAGGGGACGGTGTTAGAACCCCTGCTGAAAGCACTGACCGGGCTGGCAGCAAACCAGCCGGATACCGAAGAAATGGAACAACTGGATAGAGAAATAAATAGTTTGAGTGAGCAGAGCCGAATCCTGAATCAAGTCATGATGAAGGGATATATGGACTCTGCTCTTTTTATGGAAAAGAACAATCTGCTGGCACACCGGCTGACAGAATGCAGGAGAAAGAAAACACTTCTTGCCAGAAAGCAGAAACGGACAAAGGAGATTGTAAGGACCGAGCAGCTCATGGGGCTTCTGAAAAAGGAAGGATATCAAAAGGAATTTAACGAGAAATTATTTGACCTCACAGTCAAAGAGATTCGGATATCCCTGACCCATGAAATCACCTTCTGCCTGCATAACGGTCTGAGACTGACGGAAGAGGAAGGAGGGGATGCGGATGCAGTGGCATACACCAATCGGGTATAAGGTCATAAACGGAAAAATTGAGGTTTATGAGGAACACAGAAAACTGGTGGAACAGATTTTTAAGGATTATGACAGCGGCATATCTGCATGGCAGATTGCGAAGAGTCTGAAAGGGTTGGGCGTAAAAAATGCAAATGGAAGGGTGGCATGGACCCATGCTTCCATAGGAAGAATCCTGGAAAACCATAACTATCTGGGAACGGAGTATTATCCACAGATTATAGAAAAGGAACTGTTTGACAGAGTCCAGAAAAGACGGGAGCAGGTAAGAATCGAAGGAAGCCGGGGAAAACACAGACCGGAAAAGAGGGAACGGCTGTTATTTGGCGGGGTTTTAGTGTGTGCGGAATGCGGCAGCGTTTACAGCCACATTCAATCACACAACAAAAAGAGAAAGAACGAGATTCCGAAGTGGAAGTGCAAGAATTATGTGTACCGGAACAGAGTAACCTGCAAAGGCGGTTTTATATCGGACAGGCAGGTGGAAGAGGTGTGCATCCATGCCATCAACAGCCTGATACAGAACCCGGACCTGATGGAGAAGTACCAGGAAAAGCCGCAGCAGATCAGTCCCGCATACCGGAAACTTGAGACACGGCTGGAGAATATAAGAAAAGCAGCTTTAGAAGAGGGTGCAGATACGGACATGGATACCGGGCAGCCCTGCACCGGAGAAACCGGTACGGAGGAACTGACAGCACTGATTTTTGAACGGGCGGTGGAACGCTACAAAACCCTTGAGGTAAGGGATGAGGACATCCGCTCAGAGGAGATGAAAGAGACACTTGCCGGCAGGGAAGAAATTACAGAATTTGATGAGGAACTGTACCGGAAGCTGATAAAGCAGATTTTGGTATATAAAGATAACTCGGTCAAAGTCATTTTTTACAATAACAACAGTATAAAGATTGGATACGGAGAGGAATAAAATCCCTGCCGTCCGTATCCGGGAAGGAGGAAATATGCCGGCTACAGCAGTCCAAAAGAAAGTATCCATGATTCCGGCAAAACCCCAGTATGACAGAAGCATCAAGTTGTCAGAGAAGAAACTGCGGGTAGCTGCCTACTGCCGAGTCAGCACCGAACTGGAAGAACAGGAAAGCAGTTATGAGGCACAGGTAGAATACTACACCAGAAAGATACAGGAAACGGAGAACTGGAAACTGGCGGGCATCTATGCCGATGACGGAAAGAGTGCCACCAACACCAAGAAGCGTGACGATTTCAAGGCCATGATTAAAGATGCAGAAGGCGGTAAAATCGACATGATACTGACGAAATCTGTCAGCCGTTTCGCCAGAAACACCGTTGACTCCCTGCTGACCATCCGCAAGCTGAAGGAAAAGAATGTAGCGGTGGTCTTCGAAAAAGAGGGCGTCAACACACTGGACGGAACAGGGGAAATCCTGATTACCATTTTAAGCAGTCTGGCACAGGAGGAAAGCCGGAACATCAGCGAGAACACCAGATGGGGCGTGGTAAGGAAATTTGAAAAGGGAAAGGTCATTGTCAACCATAACAAATTCATGGGATACACCAAGAATGAAAACGGAGACCTGGTCATAGTCCCCAAAGAGGCAGAAATCGTCCGGCTGGTTTTCCGGCTTTATCTGGAGGGATACAGTGCGGGAAAGATAGCAAAATATCTGGAAGAACAGAAGATTAAAACGGCAACCGGACTGGAAAGATGGCATGATACGGTTGTGCTAAAGATGCTCCGGAATGAGAAATACATGGGAGATGCCCTGCTGCAGAAGACCTATACGGTGGATTTTATGACCAAGAAAAAGGTCATGAATAAAGGAATCGTGCCGCAGTATTATGTGGAGGATGACCATGAGGCAATCATACCGAAAGACCTTTTTTACAGAGTACAGGAAGAACTGGCAAGGCGGGCTTCCGTTAATAAGTCAGCAGTCACAAGAGAGAAGAAAAAGAATGGCAAGCATTCTTCGAAGAGTAAATATTCCTCGGAGTATGCCCTGACAGGAATCCTGCTCTGCGGGGAATGCGGACAGGAATACCGGAGAGTCACCTGGGCAAGAAACGGCAAGAAAAAGATCGTCTGGCGATGCAGCAACCGCCTGACAAACGGCACCAAATACTGTAAGGATTCCGTCACACTGGAAGAAGGAATATTAAATAGGGCGGTCATGGAGGCTATCCACCGGATTACCCGCAATGATGGAAACTTCGCATCTGCACTCAGACAGAATGTCATCCGGGTAATCGGAAGCTACGGAAGGGAGCAGGAACCGGACGAATACGATGAAAAAATCAAGGCAAAACAGGAAGAGATGGTGTCGCTGATTGCAGAGAATGCCGCCATCAGTTCCTACACAGACGAATTCGATGAAAGGTACCGCAGGATCGCAGAGGAAATCAGTACCTTAAAAGAGGAACAACTGGAAGCCAGAAGAAAGAAAAAACTGGCAGAAAGCTATAACCGGAGAGTGCAGGATATGGATAATTTCCTAAAACAGCAGACCTACCAGATGCCGGAATTTGATAATGACCTTGTACGAAGACTGATAGCAAACATCAAAGTGGTGTCAGAGGACAAGCTGCTGATACAGTTCCAGTCGGGAATTGTCATGGAACAGGAAATCAGATATGACTGAATTTCAGGCAGGGATGACAACTGAATAAGGAAAGGTGGTTCCTGCCTGTAAAATCAATCCTACGGATTTACGGTAAGAATAAAATGCCTGGAGAGCCGGGCGTTTTATTGTTGGCGTAAGTGCAGCAGAAAAAAGGACAATTGAGAAAAATGATTGTCAGAAGATGGAAGAACAGATGTTCTAAAAAGTATTTACGCAAAACAAATGTTCTGGTATAATTTAAAAACAAGAAATAGGATACACAGAAAAGAAACAGGCAAGAGTGTGAGAACTTTTGTCTGTTTATCTCTCTGACGAAAAGCAGAATAGAGCAAAATAGAGCGGAAAGGAGCAGGCAGGATATGAGTGGCAGGGTTATTTTTCATATAGATGTAAACAGTGCATTTTTATCGTGGGAAGCTGTGTACAGAATCAGGCACCTCGGCGGAAAACTTGACCTGCGGACCATTCCATCTGCGGTAGGAGGCGATATCTCAAAGAGACACGGTATCATCCTTGCAAAATCCATTCCGGCCAAGAAGTATCATATAAAGACAGGAGAGCCGGTGGTAGATGCTGTGCGGAAATGTCCGGAACTGGTGCTGGTGCCGCCAAACTACGAATTGTACGAAAAAAGCTCGAAGGCGTTTATGGCGATTTTAAGGAAGTATTCCGGACAGGTGGAACAGTACAGCATAGACGAAGCATTCGTGGATATGACAGGCACAGAGAGCTTATTTGGAAGCCCTGTGATTGCTGCCAATACCATGAAAGATGAGATATGCCAGACGCTTGGATTTACGGTGAATGTGGGGGTATCAAGCAACAAACTGCTGGCGAAAATGGCGAGTGATTTCAAGAAACCGAATCTGGTGCATACCCTGTTCCCGGAGGAAATCGAAAAGAAAATGTGGCCACTGCCGGTCCGGGATTTGTTCTTTGTAGGCGGTGCTTCAGAAAGAAAACTGAATTCACTTGGCATCCGAACCATCGGAGAATTGGCAAAGACCGATGTTAATACATTAAAAAGTGTGTTAAAAAAGCATGGAGAGGTAATCTGGGATTTTGCAAACGGCAGAGATGTATCTGTTGTAGAGCCGGTGCCAGCGGATAATAAAGGATACGGAAATTCAACCACCATATCCTTTGATGTCACAGATGCCAGTACCGCAAAAATGGTATTGCTTTCTCTGGCTGAAACCGTTGGAAAGAGACTGCGGAAAGATGATGTAAGAATTGAAGTGGTTGCAATCAGCATCCGCTTCTATGATTTGACTTATGCATCCCATCAGATGGTGCTGCAGTCGGCAACCAATATCACAAAAGAAATACACGATGCTGCCTGCTGGTTATTTGACGAATTATGGGACGGCAGAGCAATACGGCATTTGGGGATACACACCAGCAGGGTATCACAAAATAGTGGCAGCAGACAGCTTTCCCTTTTTGATGATACAGACTATGAGAAACTGGAAAAGCTAGACCGGGCGGTAGACAGCATCCGGGAGAAATATGGTATGGATGCAATCCAGAGGGCAGCATTTTTGAAACAGACGAGAGTAGACCACATGAATGGCGGCATTTCCAGAGAAAAGAGGACAGTGGATTATAAAAACGAGAAGGTGATGTAAATGGGATTCCGGTTGGGAGATATAGCGGACCACACCGACAACGGCGCCCTGCGTGGCATCCAGCGGGAGATTGCCTGTGAGTGTTGGTTTACAAGCAAGGGAAAAACCATACCAAAGATAATCAAAGTCATGGACGAAGAAGGGATGCTGCATACCATACGGGAAATACAGTTACTGGCGTCGGAAGAAAAGAGTTACTCCGGCATCCAGACGGTGGAACATTTATGCAGAATAAACCTCGGCGGAAGAATGGAAACCGTGAAGCTGGTGTACACGAAAGAAAGTTGTAAATGGGCGATTGTGGAATTATAATTGTTTTATGAATATGTGAAAGAAGGAACAAAAGTGAGTGAGAAGATAATTTTTAATTTCTTTGATGATTCGATAGAGGATAATATACAAAAACTGGTAGACTACTTTCGTTTAGAGAAGGACAAGGTTATAGAATATATAAGCAGTTTTGATAATCCGGCTGATATTACGGTTGAGAATTTTATAGTCAAGTTCGGTATTAACTTAACGAATTTTGACTGTGCAAATGTAGATATAGTATGTAGGCATATGACCGTATTGACAAAAGAAGGACTAGAGGATGTTAAAACGAAAGGATTGCTGGATTTAGTAGGAGTGCTTACTGAAGATACGGTGTTAAAGAGATTTTTATATGAAAATCAGGTTGTATTCGATGTGCAAGGGAAACGCTTAATTGTTGACGGACAGGATTATGTAATTACAACTAGTGACGATCCTTGCTTGTTTTGTATTGAGAATAAAGAAATCCGATGCGGAGTCTTCGAACGCTGCGATATAAGAGAAAAAATGGATTTTGTTGGACGCAAGTTGTATGAATTGGGCGGAACACTAGAATTTTTTGTATCTGGAACGAAAGAAGATATGGAGAGATATTCTGTCATTCACTTGAATCCGGAAATCCTTGAAACCTTAGATCAGCTATTAGGAAAAATAAAAGTAAAGACAAATCGCAAATTACCTTATGCACTATCTTATAAATGGAGAGAGCAGGAAAAGAAGACATATATATTACAATTTGTGGTAAATATGTCGGAAGTAGAAGCCTATTGTGTGTGTAACTATGAAAGAGCATATTATAATTATGAAGAAATTCTGGAATATAGCGGTTACACGCACAGTGACTACTTGATGCATAAGATACCTGAAAGAGTCTATCAAAATATGAAGATAATCGACTGGTTTTTAGCAGCCGGTTTATGTAAGGCTTGTGAATTTGGTTCTTTATTGCCAGGAAAGATAGCTGAGCCGTCAAAGATAGAGGTGTTTTTAGAATATGAATAGCAGAAGGATACAGATGTTAGACACAAGAAGTGAAGAAACAATATGTAAATCGTTAGGAAATATATTAGGAACAAGAAAAGAAGCTCTTGAAGTTTTCTGGGCGAAAACTATGCCAGATTATGTGTGCAAGCATTATTGGGAGATTGATACGGGCATATTTTATGATTACTTTAACTTAACTAAAGACGAATTTGTTCTCAATGAAGTAGTGTTTTATCATGTTACAACAAGGCTCACCGAACAAAGATTGGGAGAGTTCAAAATCGATAATCTTGAAGAGGTACTACTGGCAGATAACCCAATGACACAATTGTGTAAAAAGCATGATATTTTGTTTAAACGTGAGGATGGAATTGCAGTATATTATAAGGGAAATAGAAAGATTTTCGATAAACCAATGGAAGCAAGACTTCGAAATAGGTTGGATAGAGCAAATGACTCTTGTGTAAATGGATTTTTCTTTCCCGAATGGATGGATAATAGTTATACAGGATTGACAGGAATGCCTGAAATTTTTTCGGATATTATGGTGTCCTTAGACAGACGAGATATTCAGCAAGAATATTTTGAGAAGAAGACATGTTATTTAGCAACTGTTGAAACTAAAATAGGAGATATGGTTTTTGATGGGAGTAATCCCAATATGACATCCCAAGAGAAGACACAGAAAATCATGCAATATCTGTTGTGCTATATGGGATATAAAAAAACTGCATCAGATTTTTATGTTTCAAATCCGATGGTAAGACTTGCGGATAGTTATAATGTTCCAGCAGATGAGATTATAGAGATAAAAGAAATACATGATTGGAAAGAAATTTTTGAACATTAAATTCTTGTATTAACAAGGATTTTTGAGTATACTAAGGTTAAAGATATACAATAAAGAAAGAGGTGATTTGTATGAGTCCGACACAACAGATGTTAGAGTATCAAAAAGAACTGGATGAGAATCAGATGCAGGTTCGGAAAATGGTGCTTGAGAGCTATCAGGACATTGCTGCAGGCAAAGGTCGTGACTGTAACGAATTCTTCGATGAACTGGAGAAGAGATACTCTCATGCATAATTACAAAGTGATTACCTTGCCGATGGCTGAAGATGACATTCAAGATCAGACAGATTATATTGCGTTTGACTTAAAGTCGCCGGAAACAGCAATTAATATGGCAAGAGGATTCAGGAAAACAATAAATAACCTTAGTATATTTCCGCAAAGCCATGAATTTGACGAAGATGAGGAACTGGAAAAACTCGGCATCAGAAAGACTTATTATAAAAACTATAAAATATACTTTCTGATTGATGAGCCGGAGAAAACGGTTTACATACTTCGAGTGTTCCATATGCTGGTTGACAGCAAAGCAAAGATATTGAAATTTTTCAAAGAGTAAATGGTCGGAATCAAGCCTCCAAGTCAGAGAAGATTTGGAGGTTTTCTTCTGCCCATTTTATACGGAATTATATTTCCGAAACAGACAAAACTATGGTAGAATATCCATGTTGAGGATAGACCATAGGAAGAGAGCAGAATATCAAATCACTTAGAGCCATTCAATGGCTTGTCAAAAGTACACATCTTATCTTTTTCTATGTGTTAATGAAACACATTGGCATGCAGGACGATAAAGTATGCCGTTTAGCAGGCTCCGAAAGGGAGCATTCTGCATCTTTTTAAATCCAAGGCTTAACGGAAAGCCAGGGGTTGTGCATCTTTATTGGCAACTCATGGCATGTGGAGACGGTTGTCTTGCTTTCCAAGGGTGAGGTCGACTCGAAAAAGATTCGGGTTGAGTTCTCTTTGGAAGATATGGATATGTCCGAATTTCAGGATGGGGCAACCTACACCCAGATCAAGGACTATGTGCTGGAGCATAGCGGGTTAAAGGTATCCAACCTTTATATCTCGCAGATTAAACGAAAATGTGGGATTGAGGTCGGCAAGAACTACAATCTGCCCAAATCCGAAGATTCCAGACAGCCCCAGTGTCCGCCGGAAAAAGAGAAAGCAATCCGAGAAGCTATGAAATATTTTGGGATGATTTAATATCCCATATTATGGAGGTTGCTTATGGATAGATTGATTTCTTGTGAGTTCAACATGGATAATGCTTGTGTGGAACTAAAATTTGCAAATGGCAGCATGATTGCCATTGATACCATCGCCGTGGAGAATGAGGTTGCCGATAATATGTATCAGCGGTCAGAATTGGACTATCTGATCTACAATGATCCGATTGGATATGCAGACTTGATATTGAACGGAAACCCCGAAATTTATCTAAAAACTGTAACTGAATGTGAACCCTTAGATTAAAACTCAGCCCTCTGCCTTTTCATTTGCAGAGGGCCGTTTTTTGCTTAAAATTATTGAGCATCCCTTAATTGCTCTACAACGCTGCATTTCGCTGCGTTATCATACATCATGCAAGGAATCAGCCACCCCAGCAGAAGAAATACCGGAATTGTCAGCAGGACAGGCAGAATGGTGAATCGATACTCAAAGAACCAGAACATACTGCCCAGCATTTTTCCTGCAAGAGGTCCAACCACCAGTGACAGAATAAAGGCCGCCGCTACGGAGGACATTGCGTAAAACAATCCCTCGTAGATCAGCATGGTTTTGAGCTGCCGGTTCGTCATTCCTACAGCCTGAAGCACAGCAAATTCACTGTGGCGGGAAAGGATACCGGTCATCATGGCGTTGAAGAAATTCAGAACACCCACAAGTCCAATGATGGCACAGAGCAATCCGCCCAACAGCAGGAACATATTCTGGAAACCGTAAAATTCCGCCCGCAGTGTTGCTTTGCTTTCATACATCAATCCTGACAAATTATCAGCAGTCAAATCAGCAAGGTAATTCTCCGCAGATGCTTCGCTGATATCATCGGGAGTATCAAACAGGTAAAACATCGGAATACTTTCCTGCCGGCTGTCATGATTGAGCTTTTCAATAGGAAGCACAAAACTATATCCTGTTGTATAATAGCGGAAGCTCATAGAGTGTGGCACTGTGACATAAACACATACTGTATAATCTACATCGTGGCTTTCTGAAAGCTGAAACTGCATATATTCTGTAGGCGTATTTTCATCACAAAGATTTCCGTTGCGGCTGTCGATATAATAACCTTCATCAATATAGGTTATGGTTTGCACAGAGCCTATAGGAGGATAATAATCAAGATTACTCACATTACCGTAATCATCTGTACTGACTACTACAGCGATTGCATTTGTGCCATCTTGGAACAGCGGAGATATATCACCCTCTACCACAGTCAGTTTATCAAACAAGGAATCATCCAAACCTTCAATCAATGCACTTTGGCTCACCAGATTACCACGGCGGTTTTTCTGTTCCAATAAAGTTTTTGCATTTTCTTCGGAAGTATAATGCATCATGTCCTGCAGCCAGTGTTTCTCGCTCATCCAGCCATACGGCACAGAGCCCGTCAGCTTGTAACCACAACCAGAAAGGGACGGAGAAATATTTGCCTCGATTTGCGCAATTTGTTCCCGAGCGATAAAGCTGCCAGAGTGACTATAACGAAAATAGTCTGTAGTGCTAACCACGAAATCTGCACAAGTCTGCTTTGCCAGATACTTTTCCATATCAAAGCCCCCTGTAAAAGTGACCAAGATATTGAGAAGCACCACAGAAAGCGAAAGAGAGATCACTACAAGAACAGTTTTCCTTTTATTGCGCCCCAAGTTAGCAAAAGCCATTTGATGTATTTTTGCTCCACGGGTGGTGCGTTTTTTCTTTTTGCTTTTAACAGTTTCCGTATACTTTGTTGCTTCTACCGGAGAAACTTTTGAAGCAATCTTACCCGGACGGGAGCAGGACAGCAAAACTGTAATTAGCGCAAACAGAGCAGACGCAAAGAAAATCAACGGTGAAGTGCTGACGGTGGAAACGCCGGCACCAAAAGTGGTTCGTGCCATTACGACTGGCGTCAGAGTTGCACCGACACCATATCCCAATAATAATCCAGCGGGAATGCCGACAATGCACAAAAACAGTGCCTGCTGGCGGATAATACGTTTCAGTTGCCGGGGCGTAACACCAATGGTTTTCAGCAAGCCATAGAATCGAATATCCCCAGTAACGGAAATCTGAAATATGTTGTAGATAATAAGATAGCCTGTAAAGATTACCAATGCAAGGAAAGTGAGAATTGCAATCAGTGTTGTTGCATCCATGCTTTCGCCAAGTTGAGAGGATGTGTAACCCCAGTTTACACCGATGCGTACAAGCTCTCCTTCATCCGTTTTGTCCCAAGCATATCCCAAGTCTAGATCCACTTGTTCCATCTGACCACGGATATTCATGCTGGATGCCATCATCACATTCAGATCAATACGGAACGGGTCCAGTCCCTTGGATATAGCTTCCGTTTCCATTTCTTTTGCGTATTCTTCGCTGATATTGATATAGTGAACGGGACTTATATCATCATATTCCCACCATCCCGCCAGCGTAAATGTATCTGTTTTCTCATAAGGTATTTCGGATAAAGCACCAACGGTATAGGTCAGTTCAATTTCTGCTCCTACTTCCGGTTCAACACCCAATAGCTTTAAAGCATGGGTGTCCATGGTGATTTCCTTTCTTCCTTGTGGGGCATGTCCTGTAGTGGGTTCTGCGAAACTCCATTCAGTACAGTTGTCGTCCATGAAGCTAACTTCGGCTGGAGTTTTTGCGAAAATCCCACTGTTCATATAGCCAATGGTTATGCGTTTGCCAGCGGCTTTTACATTTGAGTGAGCTGATATATTCTCAATCTGTTCTTCTGTTACTTCCTTAAAGGTTCCGTGGCAGTAACCACCGACTTGACGGAACGTGTACATTTCATAGCTGGAATTTATGGACATTACGATGGTAAACAGCGAGGTAAATAGCAGCGCAGTCAAGGCAATGGCAATAATTGCAATGATGTTACGCTTACGGGATGCCCATAGAGAACGCCAGCTTAATTTTCTGATACATTTTCTGTTCTTGACATTCATCTTCGCCACCTCCTGTTAGTTCTTGGTGACGATCCGTCCATCTTCGATACGGATAATGCGGTCTGCCATCTGTGCAATTTCTTCGTTGTGTGTAATCATTACGATTGTCTGGGCGAACTTTTGACTGGTGACTTTCAAAAGACTCAATACATCTTGGCTGGTCTTGGAATCCAGATTGCCTGTCGGTTCGTCAGCAAGGATGATAGCCGGAGCTGCCGCCAATGCACGAGCGATTGCCACACGCTGCTGCTGACCACCGGAAAGCTGATTAGGCAGAGCATCCAGCTTTTTCTCCAGTCCGAGGGTCTGTACGATCTGCTGTACGAAATCCTTATTGACCTTGCCACCGTCCAGCTCAATGGGTAGAACAATATTTTCATACACATTCAGCACCGGAACAAGATTATATGCTTGGAACACAAAGCCGATTTTCCTGCGGCGGAAGATGGTCAGCGCTTCCTCCTTCAGGGAGAAAATATCCTGTCCGTCCACCATAACCGTGCCGCTTGTAGGGC